AAATGAAAATAATTGAGCGAAACGGAATTAAGTACCGAGCCATTACAGGCAGGGTGACAAAGGAAATGGTTAAGGACGCAAAAGAAAGCGTGGTTGAAAAGCACGTTCAGGAGTGGGTTAAAAAAGCATTCAAAAATGCCAAATAACGAAACCTACTGGCGAAAATTCGAAACCAAACGCCTATCCCATGAGCGATACGGCGCGTTGCGAATTGCTAAGGGCTTACAGGATCAGATACAGACCATTCTTGACATCTTGCCCGAAGCCGGAGCGCCCGCACTATTAGCCGGATTGGATCAGTTCTTAAAGACGGCGCCATTGGAACAAGCCTACCAGGATTTATACGGTCGAGTTGGTGCAGATTTTGCACGTACTTCATTTTCAGAGCTATCGGGCAAGAGTCAAAAGGCTGAAGATGATTGGATTGAGTTCATGCGGAACTTTGCTATAAACGAAGCTGGAAGCCGGATTCAGTCGGTTAGTAACGTGACGCTAACAAGAGTGCGAAGGGTGTTACAGGACGGTATAGACCGGGGATTGGGAATTGAGGAGATGGCAGCCAATATGGAGCGCTCTAATGCGGTAAATCGGATCAGAGCCAGAGTGATCGCAAGAACCGAGATAGTTAGCGCTTCAAATAGGGGATCTAAGTTGGGGGCGGAATCAACAGGGCTGACTTTAGAGAAATACTGGATTGTTACCCCGGACGGAAGGGAACGGGAAACACACTCCGCCGCCGCCAGTCAGTCACCCATAGCCAAAGACGAAATGTTTATTGTTGGTGGGCACGAAGCGGACTTACCGGGTGATCCTAATTTACCACCGGAAGAGAGTATTCAATGCAGATGTAGCGTTGCGTGGGGGGTCNGTATGAAAGCGCTAATAACAGCCAAAGGCAATTCGAGTCGTGTAGGACAAAAGAACACCCGTTCGTTCGAGTATTTCAAGAATCATATCGCGCCTTATGTCGAGATGGACGCAGAACTGGAGGCGTTACTATGAACGTATTTATCCTGGCTGCCGGATCACAAACAAGATGGAACGCTTCTAAGCCGGACTATCCTATCAAACAGCTTCTCCCTGTAAATGGTGTGCCACTCATCCATAGGACGCTAAACCAGCTTCTGGACAGAGGCATCGTGGCTACGGTGGTATCAAAGATCCCGGAACTGGATATAGGCAATAGAATCGTGCCGGAAGATTCCCGTTTTGCTGTTTCGTCTTTGTATTCGACCGTGCCGTATTGGGATGAAAGGAACCTTGTACTTTTGGGTGATGTGTATTTCACTGACAAAGCACTGGACACGTGTTTAAGCATGAATGGCGGCGTTCACTTTGCCGGGCTTCCGAGGGAAATATTTGCCGTGTATTGGGATGATCTGGACTTGATGCAACGGCATTTGCGGGATGCGATACAGTACGCAGATGAGCATGATAACAAGTACATAGGTAAGCTTTGGACGCTATACAGGTCAATTATCGGCGTTGATTTAGAGACGCACAGGCACAATCGTAGGTACTACACATTCATCAAAGATGGAAGCCGGGATTTTGATAAATGGAGCGAATACGAGCAATGGACGTTGTAATTCCCATCCGAGACCGACCGTCATTATACAATGATCTGGAACTGAAGTACTGCCTTCGCTCAATCGAGAAGTATCTTGTCGGAGTACGTGATGTGTGGTGTGTAGGTATTCCGAGAGACTGGCTTAGCGTGAATTGGATAGAACAAGGCGACCTTCAGGGCACGTATGACAGTAGACACGAATCAGTACGGCAAAAAATCCTAAAAGCCTGTGAGAATCCGTTTATTTCAGACCCGTTTGTTTTGATGAATGACGACTTCATGCTGTTGCGGGACATTGACGAGCTACATGACTATTATGATGGGACGATTGAACACCGGCTACGCAACACAGCAACAGGCTACCGTCAACGGATGGAGGCGACCATGCCCTATTCAGACGGAAATAATTACGAAGTTCATACCCCTGTTTTGATCTATAAGGAGCTATTCAAGTCGGTTACAAGGGAAAACATGCTGTACCGCAACATCTATTGCAGTGCTTCGCCAACGGAAAAGGTCGAAATAAAAGATCCGAAACTATACACACGAAAGGATCACGATAATTTCAGGGACTTCGCTAAATGGAATTGGATGTTTTCAACTTCGGAATTTAGCTTTGCTCTTCTTTTGAAGGAGATGGCGAGGTTGTATCCGGTGAAGAGTAGGTGGGAGTAGATATGATAAGTTCCCGTATTAATTCGCTCATAGAGATATTTCTTTCTTGGGCCATCCTATAAGCCTTCGCCTTCACATCTTTGGGTAGTCTAAGGTCTATTCGATCCATTTGTACGGAAAATTAACACATTTAGGCAAACTGCACAAGTGTTTTTGTATATTTCCGGTAACTGATATACCAGTATATACCGGATACCAATATGCTACAATTTAAAACGCTGCAATCAGCGGTAAAAGACATTGATACGAAGGGGCGGACGGTGACGGGTTACTTTTCCGCTTTTAACAATGTCGATTCTGACGGTGATGTGATTGTCAGGGGGGCGTTCGACAGGACGTTAAGAGAGAGAGGGCCGGAGGGCAAGGACAGAATTATGCACCTGTGGCAACACGACCCCTACAGGCCGATAGGCAAGCCCAAGGTACTTAAAGAGGATGAGAAGGGGCTTTACTTCGAGACTTTCATGCCCGAAACAACTTTGGGTAACGATACCCTGAAATTATACGAAGCTGAAATCATCAACGAGCATTCGATTGGCTTCCGGGTTATGGATTCTGAACAAAAGGAAAGCCATAACGAATTAAGGGAATTGATGCTTTGGGAGGGCTCGAGCGTTACATGGGGGGCAAATGAGCAGACACCGGCAACAGGGGTAAAGGCATTGTTCAAAGACGATTCTACTTTACAGTCAGAAATCGACCGGATACAGAAATTCCTCCGCAAAGGAGACGTAACAGACGATACATTTTTAATGCTTGAGTACAAGTTGGAGCAGTTGAAGCTATTACCCGTGCAAGCGGAGCCTGAACCCTCTCACGAGGAGCCTTCCGAGATACTCAAAGCGCTACAATCAATCAATTTTAAACGAGACATACGATATGGAAGAGTTCCAAAAACAGGTTCTTGACGAGATCAAGAAAACCGACCACACATTGAGGCTCTGGAAGCGAAAGCCGATGAGCAAACAAAACTGAACGGCGAAGTCCACCAAGAGGTAAAGGACGAGCTTAAAAAGTTCCAGGAGACCTATCAGGGTCTAAAAGAGCGTCAGGATGAATTGGAGAAGACTGCCAAACGCCTGAACTCCGGACAGGAAGAACGCAAGAGCTTCAAAGACCACCTGACCGATGCAATCAAAGAGAACCACGAGCAGATCAAGAATGCACGGTCTAACCGGGCGCAGATCGAAGTGAAGGACGCTATCACCATGACACAAGGTGACTCGCTGACGAGTGAAGTAATTGCACCGACCCGCGTACCGGGTATATTTCATGATCCCGACCGGCAGGTTCACGTTCGCCAGTTCCTGAACACCGCAACTACTGATAGCAATGCCATTCGCTACGTTATCGAGGACGACTACGAGGACGGCGTTGATGTGACCGCTGAGGGTTCCGGCAAGCCGAAATCCAGCCTCGAGCTGGAAGCGAAAACGGCCAANGTNGTTAANATNGCTACNCANATGAAGGTATCAGATGAGATGCTGGAAGACGTTGCTGGTCTGGCCGGGTACATTACGACCCGAGGTCTGACCAAGTACCGCCTGAAAGAAGACCAACAACTTCTCTACGGTACGGGACAGAACAATCAGCTTGAAGGTCTGACCGTAGCTGCTACCGCGTGGGGCGCTGCAACGATTGGCAATCCTATTGAGAACCTGTACGATGTGGTTGTTGATGGTTCTGCGAACCTGGCTAAAAAGCATTATCAGCCTTCCGGTGCCATGATTCACCCGACAAGCTGGTTTGACCTGATCACCGAGAAAGATGAGGACGGGCAGTATATCGTACCCGATCTTATCCGGCAAGGCTTGGCTCCGCCTCAACTGGCAGGCATCCCGATAATCAGAAACACCGCTGTTACCGAGGGTGATATCCTTCTGGCGAATTTCGCACAGATGGCTACACTGTTCGACCGCAGAGGTGTAAATGTTCGCTTCTTCGAGCAAAACGAAGACGATGCGATCAATAACTTGATTACGGTTGTAATCGAGGGACGACTCGCACTTCCTACATATCTGCCGAACGCAGGTATCTACGGCGATATCTCTGATTTGATCGGTTCTTAATTCACCTCCCCTCCCGTCCTGCCGTAATGGTGGGGCGGGATTAATTTTACTGCTATGATTGTAAAACGACCATTCGATTTCAAAGGGCAAGTAAACAAAGGCAATGGCTGGGAGAATTATAACGGCGTTGTCGAGCGGGGCTGGAAGATCCGGCTTACGGAAAGGAGAAAAAAGGATATGATACGCAAGCGACTTGTTTACCAGACCAAAGAAGACAAACGGGCCTACATCGTTCACAGGGGCGGTTCGTGGTTTGATGTTGTCTATGGGACCAAAACCGTAAAAGTTCAAGGTAAATCCAACGCAGAGGCGAAGCGAGATGAGCTTAACAACTCCTGATTATGGCAAAGCGGTACTCGTCAGACGGGAGTTTGAGGCGTTGGAGCAGTATGACGACGCTATTATAACCCTGACGCAGGCTAAGTTATGGGCTGGCGTTGACGGGGATGAACTTGATGGTATCATATATGATAACATTCAGGAGGCCATTGATCTGGTTCAAGAGGAGCTGAACCTGTCCCTTAATATCCGCAAAGTCACAGCAACGTTTGAGTCATTCGCAGCCGAAACCAGACTGCCTAATGGCCCGGTTGTGGATGTTCTATCGGTTACAAAGCTTGACGGGGACGATACCGAAACCATTACAGGTTACTACACACGGGGCGACTCGATCTATTTCGACACTGTTTACGGATACGAACATCCCTATTACCGGCAAGGCTTGGAAGTAGAGTATTTAGCCGGGTTCTGGACAATTCCAGCAGGACTCCGGGCGGGTATAAGACAAATGATGCTGACTATTCTAAATGACCGTGAAGATACCGTTTTGGGGGGTGTTACTGAGATTCCTTCTAATTCAAGGCGAAAGCTCATGAAATATAGGAGGTATTGATGATTACAGCCGCCAAAAAGAAAGCAACCGGTCAACTTCGCCAGCGTGTAACCGTCATGAAAGAAGAACTCATTTCGGATGGCATGGGAGGTCAGTTCCCGGAGTGGACAGAGGACTTCAAGATATGGGCTAATGTTAAGCCTGTATCCGGCTCACAGCGGCTTCACTTGCAAGCGATAGACTCTACGGTCTCTCATGTGATTGAGACCCGTTACAGGGATAAGGATTTATCCGATAGGAAGCTCTCTTACAAAGGGCGGTCATTCAATATTCACTATCATTTGAATGAGGACGAAGAAAACGCTTATACCGAAATGGCAGCAACCGAGGAGATATGAAAGTAAACATCACCGGCATAAAAGAGTTGAATCAGGCTTTGTCGAAATATAAAAAGACAAGGACGGACAATCTGCGTGATGAGATTAATAAGTCTGTGCTTAATGTGGAGCGGAACACCAAGCGCACGTTAGTAGGCAAGGTAGATCGTTCATTGGGGCGGTTGGTTAGCTCATACCATAACAGGCCCGCTACCGGAAGCAAGCTGCAAGGTGATGTGTTTTCAAATCTGTTCTACGCTCCGTTTATAGAATTTGGCACGGGTACGGAGGTATTTAATAACCCGGATTATGATTTCACGGCCGAAGAGAAGCAGTACGCTTCACAGTTTAAGAGAGGGCCGGGCAGAAACATGCCTGCTAAGCCTGCTTTGTTTCCGTCATGGGATGAAGAAAGGCCGAAGTTCATTAAAAATGTGGAGGAGGTGCTTAAATGAAAGATGTAAAGACCTTGCTCCAAACCGCCTATTTCACGCTATTGAATGGCAATGTAGTCATTCCGAAGGAGACATGGCCTGCCCCGATGCGACCGGCAACAGACTACACCGTTCCCGTCTATGACAAGGTTCCTTCAAATGCGACCTATCCGTATATCGGCTTTCAGGAGTTTACAGAGATTGATGATTCGGACAAGTCCAGTTTCGGTTCTGATGAAACGTTCACGCTTGAAATTGTAGACCGGTACGAGAATACCTGGACCAAAGTACCCCGGAATTTTGTATGCAACAGGGTAAAGGAGATTATACGGGCGCGTCCTGTTCCTTTTAATATAACCGGTTTCAATGTGATTAATTCGATTGTAGACAGCGAAAACACGAATACGCAGGCAACAGATACACACACCTACTTACTATCAATCATACGCTTCCGGCATTTGGTCGAGGAGCTTAACCCAACAGGATAACATCATGGCTAAGATTAACGGCACATTAGTGCTATTCAAAAAAAACGGCTCTGTACTGGCACACGTGGACAATGCCACGTGGAACAGCTCATTGAGCCTTGCCCAGGCAACAGACAAAGACTCCGAAGGGCACATGGAGTATTTGGAAAATGCGGGTCTTATGGAAGCGTCCATTGACCTGAACGGTAACGCTGATTTCACTTATGCCGATGGTAATGTCAAGGAATTGGCTGACGCTCTACTGGCACGTCAGAACATTCCTTTTGTCTTTGGCCCGGAAGGATCAACCTTTGTCAACTTCACCGGGAATTGCCTTATAAGCGAGCA